TATAGAAAAGGGGGTCTGGTCGCGGCGATGTGATAATGATATAGATATAGATATAGATATAGATATAGATATAGATATAGATATAGATATAGACATAGACATAGGAGTAAACACATGAACGACGTGAAAGATACGCTGCAGCAGCGGCACGAGACATACGGCGAATACGCCGTCCAAGCGAGGATCGCGCAGCAGTTGAAAGGCGTGATGCACGACGCGAGGAACTGGCACACGATGACGTACGCGCAGCGCGAGTCACTCGACATGATAATGGCGAAAGTTTCGCGGATTCTGAACGGCAACCCGGACCACATCGACTCGTGGCACGACATCGGGGGCTACGCCCGACTGGTGGAGGACCAGATTCGCGAGGTACTTGACAGACCTGTACCACCTGTGTTATAATACAGCTTTTCAACCAACCGATAGAGGACAGAAAAATGGCTAAGACAATCGACACTCCCGTGATCACCGAGCAGATGGTGGACGAATTGGCGCAGGTGCGTGACCAACTGCGTGCCCTGACCGCCCGCGAGAAGCATCTGAAGGAGATCTTTCGCAAGGGCGGCGAAGCCGTCTACCGTGGCCGCGCCACGCAGGTCTCGATCAAGTTCACGACCGAGCGCCGCATGGACGTCACCGCCGCCCGCGCCACGCTGGGCGAAGAATGGGTCGCCGCCCACCTCGTGGACGTCGAAAAGATGAACATCACGCAGATGGACCTCGTATGAAAGACGCGCTGCTTTGGATCGCTTCCGGCGTCATGTTCGCGGCCATGTTTGGGCTCGCATTCTTCGTCGACTGGACCCCGCCGATCGTCTGATACTTGACAGACCTATGGCACCTGTGTTATAATCAAGCTTTTCAACCACCAATAGAGGACTCCTACCATGGCACACGAACTAGACTTTTCCAATGGCCGCACCAACATGGCCTACGTCGGCGAGACACCATGGCACGGGCTCGGCCAAGTGCTGACCCCGGACGCCAGCATCGATACATGGACCCGCGAAGCCGGGTTCGACTGGGAAGTGAAAAAGGGCGCGATCGCCTACGAGGTGCGCGACGAGAACGACGCCCCGCTGCGTATGCAGACCGTGCCGAAACGCTGGGCGCTGTACCGCTCCGATACCGGACAGCCGCTCTCGGTCATGTCGAGCAACTATCACATCACCCAGCCCCGCGCCGTGATGGAGTTCTTTCGCGACCTGACCGAGGTGGGCGGCTTCAAGATGGAGACCGCCGGGATGCTGCGCGACGGCGCTACCTATTGGGCGCTGGCCCGGGCTGACGACACCTTCGACGTCGGCGGCGGCGACATCGTGCTCCCCTATCTGCTGCTGGCCACGTCGTGCGATGGTACGCTGTCGAACGTCGCCCAATTCACCACGACTCGCGTGGTCTGCGCCAACACGCTGGGCGTGGCCGTCGATAACAAGAGCGGCCAAATCCGCGTGCCCCATTCGACGAACTTCGATCCGGTCCGATTCAAGACCGAACTCGGGTTGGTCGGCGGCTCCTGGGATTCGTTCAAGGTGAACGCCAAGGCGCTGGCGAAGCGGACCGTGTCGAAAGAGGAAGCGGCCCGCTACTTCGTCGACGTGTTCTACGGCGCAGAGGAAGAGGTAGACGTGACCACCAAGCGCCCGATGATCGAGATGGTGACGAAGATCTACTTGGACGGCGTGGGTCAGCGCACCAAGACCGCGACCGGGACGGCGTGGGGGCTGCTCAACGCGGTGACCCGCTTCGCCGATCACGAGCGCAAGGCCGAGTCGCGCGATACCCGGCTGCAGTCAGCATGGTTCGGCGCTGGCGCACGTCTGAAGCGCGACGCGCTGGACACGGCATTGGCACTGGTAGCATGAAAGGGGGCAGAGACATGACAACACGCATCCAATGGTCAGCGACGGAACGCGCGGCGATCGCGCAGCAAATCCGAGTGATCCGGGCGAAAGACCCGGGGCTCTCCCACCCGAAAGCGCTGCTGTGCGCGGCGCAGATGGTGCTGCCGATGTCGCGACGGCGAAAGATCACCGACGGCGTGGTCTACGCGCTGAAGGGCTGGGTTAACGACATTCGGTACGAGCCGATCCCGGAGCCAGCGCCCGCGCCGGTGCTAGACCCGATACCCGAGCCGCCGAAATACGCGACCTCGATCGGTGATCTGGCGCTGGCGCTGGTACGCGAAATCACCCGCGAGGTGATGCGCGAAATGCGAGCGGAGCGCGAACGCGAGGAAGACGAAAGCGAAAAGGAGCGCTACCGCGACTACTCCGATCGGATAAGCGCCGGGATCGCCCGCGATAATGATCGGCAGCAAGGGCGGGAGAACACCAAGATGCGCGACCATCTGGCGCGGGGCGAATTCGAGAAGCCCCGGCGGCTCTCGGTCGTGGTGCTAGGCATACAGCCCGCGCAGGCGCACATAGTGAGGGATGCCTACCGGGGGCGCGACGTCGATTTCGACTTGTACGATTCGGACGCGGCTGCGAAACGCGAGGTGGTGCGGCGCGACGTGGTCATTCTGATGACGAAGTTCATTTCGCACAGCGTGCAGGAGCGGTGGCGACCGGCGGTGAGCGGTGGCCTTTTCGCGGGCCTGACGTACTGCAACGGCGGGGTGACGGAACTATGCGCCGAGATCAATAACATACTTAGCGTACGAGGTCATTGACAAAGGTATGGGACCCGTGTTATAATGCGGGTTTCCACCAACCAATAGAGGACAACACCATGGCACAATCAGTCACCCAAGCGCTCACCTCCGACTGGATCGATCGCAACATGCGCATGTACGGCGTCGCCGACATCGACGAGTGGAAACGCAGCATGCGCGATTGCGCGACCTACAAATCCGTTGGTGCTAACATGGTCATCGCCGGACTGATGTCCGACGCGCAGGAACTGATGGCGCACGGCGACGTGGAGCGTGCGCGCAAGACGCTGAACATCGCGAAATCCGTGCTGTTCGACGTGATGGACGGCAAAATGGTCGGCTGCGTGGCGGATTGCTCATGAGCCGCACGATCACCTACCCGGACCTGATGGCGCTGTTCAAGCGCAAATTCGCCGAAGCCGACATCGGCCAGTGCCGCCGTGCGCTGCAGGACTGCTACGATACGCTGCGCATTCACGAGCGCCAACCCGGATCGGAAGAGTACGTGCGAAAGCTGTGGTGCGAAATCGACGCGATCCGGGATCGGCAGATGGCGTGCCAAAAGGTACTTGACAAAGCTATGGCGCCCGTGTTATAATCGGGTCTTTTACCACCAATAGAGGACACCTACCATGATGATTCTGAACACCACCGCCGACATCATTGACGCGATCGTTAATCGCGGCCTGATCCCGATCGAGTACCGCAGCATCTACGGCGGCACGTGCGTCGCTTGCGAAATCGAAGAGGGCGACAACATGGACGAATTGCACAAGCCGGGTGCGATCGTGACGCACAATGGCCGCGACTTCGTCGTCTACTGGCCCCACGCACCGTGGGACGACAACGTCGTCGAGTACATCTCTACCCTGATGGACCCGTCGGCCTTCGCCGCCCACTACTGGGGGTATTGACAGCCTGTACCACCTGTGTTATAATCGAATCTTTCGCAACCAACCAATAGAGGACAGCATCATGAACAAAGCACGCCGCACCGCCATCACCACCGAAGTCGCCAAGACCCGAGACCTGCTCGAGCAGCTGCGCGACCACATGAGCAAGCTGGAAGCGCTGAAAGACCAAGAGCAGGAATGCTACGACAACATGCCGATGAGCCTGCAGGAATCGGACGGCGGAGAGAAGATACTCGACACCGCGACCATGCTGGAGCAGTGCGTCGCCGACATGGACGGAGCGATTGACCAGATCGCGACCAGCATGGACGAAATCGAGGAAGCCGTGGCCGCGTAGCCAATACTTGACAGCCTGTACCACCTGTGTTATAATACGATCTTTCACCACCACCAATAGAGGACATCAAAATGCAAATCGCCATCATCACCGCCACCAATGAGCAAGTCGAAATCATCGCCGTCAACGGCGGCTGGACCACGACCCGTGCCATCGGCAACACGAAGCACATCAAGATGCGCAACGGCGCACTGAGCGGTCACACGACCGTGGACGCGCCCATCACCCGCTCCTACATCGTGGAAGCTGAAGCCAAAGCAGCGGCCAAGCCCGCCGTCAGCGCGGAAGCCGTGCAGGAAGGGCGCAAGAACGGCGTCGTCTTCGCTGGCTACCTGCCCCAATACGAGGCGTACAAGGCGCTGACCACCGAGGGCGCGACCAAGCGCTCGATCGACAAGGGCGACGCGGTGGCGCTGCGGCTGCGCCCGCTGACCCTGACGACCGTTTACGCGGCTGTGTCCAACACCACCGGCACGTCGATCGCCGATCTGCTTGAGCGCTTCAGCCATCTCAACCCCGGCATGCAGCGCATGAATCTGGGCAACATGATGCGCCGCGCACTGCGCGAAGCCGCCGCCGCGACCGCTTGAATCCCCGGGGCTTCGGCCCCGTCCCCCCGCCGTTCCACAACCACCAAAAGGAGAATTAGAGCATGACTAGACAAATCGAAACACGAATCCGACTGCACGAGGGCACGTTCAAGGGCGAAATCCTGGCCGACGGCATGCGCGCCTACTTCGACGCCACGGTCCGGGGCCAGCGGCTCGATGCGACGTTCGAGAAGCATGAGCGGTCTGCGAAAGACCTCGACCAGTGGGCGCTGTTCCAGTTGCTGCAGCGCTGGATCGAAATCAATCTG